AGGTGGATTAAGGAAATGATATGGTTGATTTGGCCAAATTCATTGAGGTCACTCTCAATGAACAGGATGATTTTTTAAAGGTCCGTGAAACTTTAACACGGATAGGAGTATCTTCTAGGAAAGAAAAGGTTCTTTATCAGTCGTGTCATATATTACACAAACAAGGTAAATATTACATAACACATTTTAAAGAACTGTTTGCACTTGATGGAAAACCATCTAATATTTCAGAGAACGATATTCAAAGAAGAAACGCAATTGCAAATTTGTTAGAAGAATGGGGTCTTGTTACAATCTTAAATAAAGAACTTATGAAAGATAACATTGCACCGTTACATCAAGTAAAGATTATTTCATTCAAAGAAAAAAATGATTGGCAACTGATTACCAAATATAATATTGGTAAAAAACCTCAAGATTATTGAAGTCTTTGACTAAATAAAACCGTGACGCCTTCGGGGTCACATTATAAACCCTCGCTTAATAGGAGAAAACTATGACACGCTTTACAGCATTATATCCACAATTTGTTGGATTCGATAATATCTTCAACGAACTCGAAAGACTCGTTGATGGTACTGCACCAACAAGAAACACATCTTTCCCACCTCACAACATTATCAAACTAGATGACAACAGGTATGTCGTTGAAATGGCAGTTGCTGGTTTTGGCCAAGATGAGGTCGATGTTGAAATCCATGACGGTACATTAATCGTCAAGGGTGAAAAGAAAGACCAAACTGAAGTGGACTATTTGTATCGTGGCATTGCTACTCGTTCTTTTACCAAGTCAATTAGATTGAGTGAAAGTATTGAGGTTCGTGGTGCCCAATTCAAAGATGGTATTCTTAGAATTGCTTTGGAAAATATAATTCCAGAACATAAGAAACCAAGAAAAATTGAATTTAGTAAAGAACTAAACTTCAATAAACAACAACTTCTAAAAGAAGTTTCTTAACGAATGGGGTCGCAATGACCCCATTTTTGCCTCACAACTATATTATTTTGGTGTATAATTAAATCATGTTAAAAAAAGATAAAAACTTCCGCATTTCTAAACAAACGAAACGAACTATGGCAACTATTGTTGACCCTATTGAACGTCATGCATTTAAAAACATGATGATTAATGCTCAACTAATGGGCTCACAAGTTTTTGAAAAGAACAAGAAACGTGGTAATGAAAAAGAAACTACTTGATGCATATATGAAAACTGCGGAGACATTCGCTGAATGTTCTACCGCAATAAGACTTCATGTTGGTGCTATTGTAGTTAAAGATGACCGCATTATAAGTATCGGTTACAATGGTATGCCTTCTGGTTGGGATAACAATTGTGAAGAAGCTGTCAATGTTAATCCAAGTGATCCGAGATATGATTACAATAATTTTACCAAAGAATTAAAAACTAAACCAGAGGTACTTCATGCTGAAACAAATGCAATCGCTAAGTTGGCAAAGTCTAACGAATCTGGACTTGGCGCTAGTATGTTTATTACTCACGCACCTTGCTTGGACTGTGCCAAATTGGTTTACCAATCTGGTATCAATACTGTTTATTATCGCAATAGCTATCGTAACGAAGATGGCATACATTTCTTGGAAAAAGCAGGAGTAAAAATTGGAAAAATATAGCGCACAGGTCGTTGAGGTTTGTGAGAATGGTGATGCAATATTACAATTCTCGGAAGAAATGATACAAGACCTTGGATGGAAAGTTGATGATGTACTAAGTATATCTATGGTAGATGGTGCAGTACATTTGAAAAATATTACTAAAAATCCTGAATTATTTAAGGAATAAATTATGGTTAAAAAGAAAAACAAAATTGTTGTGTATGAACAGGCACCCTTTGTACAGGGATATTGTTTAGCATTATCTGATGAAAAATTTTATAATCCATATGATGAAGTTGAAGATGCAGAAGCTGATGCATTAGATTTTCATCGTGGGTTTGAAAATGGCGTAGGAGTGAATTAATTATGTTAGTTATGCCAGATACTATGATGGGTAAACCAGTAGGTTTTACCTGTTCAACTTTTGATTTACTTCATGCGGGCCACATTCTTATGTTGGCTGAATGTAAACAAATCTGTGATTATTTGATTGTTGGTGTTCAAAGTGACCCAACTGTTGATAGACCAGGCACTAAAAACAAACCAGTTCAATCTATTGTTGAACGATATGTCCAACTCTCTGCGGTTAAATTTGTAGACGAAATCATTGTTTACAACACCGAAAAAGACCTTGAAGATATGTTGATGTTCTTGCCTATTAGTGTTCGCATTATTGGTGAAGAATACAAAGACAAAGATTTTACAGGCAAACAAATCTGTGAAGACCGTGGTATTAAAATTTGGTTTAACTCTCGCTCACACCGATTCAGTTCTTCTGAATTGAGGCAACGAACTTATCAATCTGAGTTAGGTAAAAATCTAACATAAAGCTTGCACACAAACAAGATTTATGTTACAATGATTTTAATATGTTATTGAAGAGAGAAAATATGAACATTCGTGAAATTGCTAAAAGAGTCGCTATTGAATATCGTTTGCCTAGAGCAGACAGATATGACCTCTATCTAAGGCAATATGATAATATGGTCGAGGTTCTTGGTTGGATGCAAGACCCATCGGCAGATATGAATGATTATCGTGGAAGAGAAATGCTCTTTCCTAAACGATGGATAACTATAGGTGTTTTACCTGCAGGAGAAAAGATCCGTGTATAGAGTTTCATTTTTACTTAATGGTACAAGTGGTGTTGCTTTTCAAGAATTTGAAACTTTAAAAGAAGCAACAGATTTTGCCAATAAACAATTAACAGATTCAATAATAGAAATTAAACATTATGACAATAAAGCTCGTGACCTTCAAAACGAATCATACGATTCTAGCAGAAATTGAATGTGTAAGTAATGATGATATTACTATCACAAAACCAGTTCAAGTAGTAGTACAACCAAGTAAAGAAGGGCCAATGATGGCCTTTGTACCTTTCTTGAATTTTGCTACAGAGTTTGAAACAGGTATTAAAATTTCAATGGACAATGTTTTGTGTATTACAACACCGAATGTTGAACTTGAAAATCAATACAATCAAGTCTTTGGTAGTGGTATTCAAATTGCCTCTTCTATTCCTAAATTCTGATACAATGATTGAATGAAATATTATACAAATGTTGTCTCTGTTGGCAACAATATTCTTTATCGTGGTATTAAAGATGACCGGCGTGTTAAGTACAAAATTGCTTACACGCCGACTTTGTTTTTGCCTTCCAAAAAACAGACCAAGTTCAATACACTTGATGGTGAGTATCTTGAACCAATGAAGTTTGAATCTATCCGTGAGGCTAGAGATTTCGTCAAGCGTTATGAAGGTGTTGAGAATTTTAGAATCTATGGTAATAACAGTTATGCCTATGCGTTTATTGCTGATGAACAAAAAGGTATGGTTGACTGGAAGATTGAAGACCTATCTATCGCAGTAATAGATATTGAGGTTGGTTCTGAAAATGGATTTCCTGATCCATATCTTGCAAACGAACCTATCACCGCAATCTGTGTTAAGTATCTCAATGGTCAAACAGTTGTGTTTGGTTGTGGTGATTATGAATTGCGTGGTGATGAAACCTATATCAAGTGTGATGATGAATTTCAATTATGTAAAAAGTTTCTACGATTCTGGGAAGAAAATTGTCCTGATGTAATTTCAGGATGGAACATTAAGTTCTTTGATATTCCCTATCTTGTAAATCGTTTTAATAAAATTCTTGGTGAAGATGAAACAAAAAATTTATCACCTTGGAACTTCATTAGTAGTCGCAAGGCTGTTGTAAACAACCGAGAGTTGACTGCATATGAATTCGTTGGTGTCTCTATACTAGACTATATTGAACTATACAGATGGTATGCGCCAGGTGGTAAGTCACAAGAATCATATAGACTAGATGCCATTGCACAAGTTGAACTTGGTGAAGGTAAGATTTCTTATGATGAGTTTGATAACCTTCATGCATTGTATCGACTGAATCATCAAAAGTTTATTGAGTATAACATCAAAGACGTTGAATTGATTTTCAAACTTGAATCGAAATTGAAACTGATTGAACTTGGTCTAACTTTGGCATATGACACCAAAACAAACTTTGAAGATATCTTTGCACAAACAAGGATGTGGGACGCACTAATCTATAACTACTTGTTGGACAAGAATATCATTGTTCCTCCAAAAGAAGAAAAACATAAGTCATCGGCATTTGAAGGCGCCTATGTTAAAGTGCCACAAGTTGGTTTACATAATTGGGTTGCCAGTTTTGACTTGAACTCTTTGTATCCTCATTTGATGATGCAATTTAATATTTCACCAGAGACATTAGTTGAAACATCTGATTACACACCAGAAATGCGTGAATTGATTATGAGTGGTGTGTCTGTTGATAAGATGTTAGATAAACAACTTGATACTTCTAAACTATCTGGTGTTACAATTACACCAAATGGTCAATTCTTTCGTACTGACAAACAAGGTTTCTTACCAAAGATGTTAGAAGAAATGTATGTTGACAGAAGTAAGTTTAAGAAGATGATGATTCAGGCTAAGAAAGACTATGAAGTTGAAACTGACTTGAACAAAAAGAAAGATTTAAAAAATAAGATTGCTCGATATGACAACCTACAACTTGCAAAGAAAGTTTCTCTTAATTCTGCTTATGGTGCTCTTGGTAGCCAGTATTTCCGCTTTTATGATTTGCGAATGGCTCTTGGCGTCACTACTGCTGGCCAGTTGTCTATTAGGTGGATTGAAAATAAACTAAATGGATACTTAAACAAATTATTAAAGACTGAAGAAGATTATGTTATCGCCTCTGACACAGATTCGATTTATCTCCGTCTTGGTCCGCTTGTTGACAATGTGTATGGTACGGGACAAAAAGATTCTGTTCCTTCAAACATCGACAAACAACAAGTTATTGCCTTCATGGACCGTGTATGTGAAGATAAAATCCAACCGTTTATTGATAGTTCTTATCAAGAGCTTGCTACGTATGTTCATGCGTATGCCCAAAAGATGCAAATGAAACGAGAAGCATTGGCAAACAAAGGTATTTGGACTGCCAAGAAACGATACATTCTAAACATTTACAACAATGAAGGTGTTGCATATAAAGAACCACAGATGAAAGTTATGGGTCTTGAAATGATTAAGTCATCTACACCTGCGGCTATTCGTGAGAAGATGAGACTATCTATTAAGATTGTGATTAATGGTACTGAAGATGATATTCATACCTTCATTGAAGAATTCAGACAAGAGTTTAAGAAGTTACCACCAGAAGATATTTCTTTTCCCCGTGGCCTCAATGGTCTGAAAGAGTATTCTGATTCTGTTACTCTATACAAAAAAGGCACACCAATTCATGTTAAAGGTGCAATTCTTTACAATCATTATTTGAAACAGAAGAATTTAACAAAGACTTACCCTCTTATCCAAGAAGGTGAGAAACTTAAATTCACCTACCTGAAACAACCTAACCCGTTTAAAGATATGGTCATTTCTTTCCCTAGTAGATTGCCAAAAGAATTTGAATTACAACCTTATGTTGATTATGATATGCAATTCGACAAGGCATTTCTTGAACCCATCAAAGTGATTTTAGATTGTATGAATTGGTCAACTGAGAAACGAAATAGTTTGGAGAGTTTCTTTGGCTAATATTCGTATCATTAAAACTGGCATCAATGTTTCAAAAATTAAATCTCAA